GCGGCTTCGCTCGCCATGTATTAAATACATATTTAAGAGTTAAATATATAATAAAATTAATATACGAATTTAATTTAAAAAAAAAATATATTCGTATATTAAATAAAAATGTCTGGAGCTGTAGCTGCTCATGCTTCGTATAATGGAAGCGGGACCCAGGGTCTTGCTGTTACAAATAAAATAACCCCCGCTGAGGGTGATGTAATGTCTGTATTTTGGAACACAAACGATACTACCCGCCAGCTTCTATACGGTTCGTCTACAATAGAGATTCCATCATCTGGTACTGGCGGGACAGCATCGTTTGGTGGTAGCCAGGTTTTCACGGTTAATAATGACATTGATTGTCTAGGTGATATGTATGTTGCCATCAATTTAAAGGTTGATACATCTACCGGTAATTATCTCGATCCCTATTTCTTAGCTAAAGTAATTAACAGGGTTGAGTTTCAGGTAGGAACTCAGGTATGGCAGACTCTTGAGAATAAAGACATACTAGCCATCAGTAAAACTGAATTAGGCGAGGGTCAGTACGAAAGAATGGCTGCTCAGGCTAACGGCTTCCTCAAGGAAGGCGGTATCCCTGTAGCATACGCCAATCAGAATACCCCTGGTAAGATCGAAGAAACCGGTACATACACCTGTTATCTTCATCTTCCAATTCTTACTAAGACTCTTGCACCTGAGTTGCAAAAATTCTCTGAACATACAGAAGATGGTTACCTAATGGCGGCCGCACCTCATCAGACTGTTAAAATCAAGCTCTATTACGCCAATGTATCTGAATTAACTTCTAAATGGAAGGCGCGAACAGACGCGGGTCTCCGCGACCAACCGCAAACACTGGCCAGGGCCACCGCCTTCGCACCTCAGCTGCAGGACATGCTGGACCTCGCTAACGCAGGCAGCTTCGCAGGCACGGATGAAGATAAAGCCGCGGCGATTGCGCGAGCTACTGAGCTAATAGAAGACAACGCTGCTATGATCGCCGCCGCGGGCCGCCCGTCGGTTCCTCCTTCCCCAACATTCAGTGAACTAGATGTAAAGTTATATGCTCAGCATATGATTATGTGTAACGAGGAGCGCGAGCAGATGAAGCGTCAGCCACAGGGTCTTCCCAAGCGTCTTAAGATGTCCCAGAATGTTCAGCAGGATCTAAAGAACGGCACTACAACTGTCAATTTAGATCATTTCTCGTTATACGCATCGCACCTAATTATTACCACATCTATTGATCTAGAGTCTGTAGAACTTCTACTAAATTCGTCTTCTTTCTCTGGTGTTCTCCCAGGTGGTATGATGACCAGTCCATCTACTTCGTGCCTAGGTTTGTACAATAATACATTCTCGATCGGTCCTAAGAATTATGATTTTTATGATGTAAAGACCTACGTCTTTCCTCTAGCATCGCGAGCGTATGGTGGTTCGTCGGTACCCCTTAATCGTTTCGATAACATTAGACTTAAAGTTACACCATGTAATACAATCCCATCTGCGGCCATGAACGGTCCCGCTTCTGTAATTGACGTAACTTGCATCGGTGAGACAACCGCTTTATACAAGGATGGCGCGGCTTCGCTCGCCATGTATTAAATACATATTTAAGAGTTAAATATATAATAAAATTAATATACGAATTTAATTTAAAAAAAAAATATATTCGTATATTAAATAAAAATGTCTGGAGCTGTAGCTGCTCATGCTTCGTATAATGGAAGCGGGACCCAGGGTCTTGCTGTTACAAATAAAATAAGTGATTCTTCGTCTGGTGATGTAACGTCTGTTTTTTGGAACGAGAATGATACTACCCGTCAGTTATTGTATGGTTCTACCACTCTAGAGGTCCCCACATCGGGTTCTGGTAAAAATGCATCGTGGGGTGGTAGCCAGATTTTCACCGTTAATAATGATATTGATTGCTTAGGCGATATGTATATGTCTCTCATTGTTGAGATGAATCAGCCGGCTACTTCCGCGCCCACGACTCCAGAAAGCAGTCTTGTTGTCCTCCCCGGTGGTTGGGGGTATCAATATGCTGACGGTGCGTCTGCTACTACCGAACTACACGCCAGAGAAGCCGCTAGCCAGGGAATATCCTTCACCACCCCGGCAACGTTCCAGGGGCGGACTAGCCTTAATTCGTACCAGCTCTTCGAATCTACTCAGTCGGACCAATCCTACACCTCGATGGTGTCGTCCATGGACCTGATCGACGGGACTTCGGGGAACAAGCCGTCGACCATGGGGCCGCGCGCCTCTCTTAATGGCTACACGACGGATGGAGGCTCGCCGGGTGGCACCACGACGGGTCAAGAAGGAGGTACCCTACTAGCTAGCATCTTATCGCGCATCGACATCAACAAGGCTGACGAATCCTACTCAGGTGGTTATTTCAAGAAACTAAAACCTGGTGAAACTCACACTACATATCGCCTCGATAAGGCGAATCAAATTTCTGAAGCTTACCAGACGTCTCCGCCAAACGGCTGGGCCTGGATAGACGATAAAGTACAGATTGTAGATTTCAATATACATGACCTCGGTGAGATGGTTAAATTTTATAACGATCCTACAACTTATAAGGTATACGGTTTTGACACCTGGGGGGTTGAGAGCACGTGGAACGCCGTCGCCACCACCGGCGCTCAAATAACGGCGGCTCAGTGGGAGACTGCAATTGCGGCGGGTAGACAGCCAGGGGGTGAGAGAATGACGCTTGATGATGCTATAGAGGCTTACAATTGGTACCAGGGTACCGTGTTTATGAATCTCCCATTGGGTGGTATCCAAAACCGGGCCATTCATGGTGTACAAGACTTGGTAGAAGTAGGGGCTCAAGTGACGGCAGCCCAGCCCGATATAAAAAACCCTAATTGGGATGCCCTTTTTAGAAGCGTTCCTGATCAGGCAGACCTACCGCCATCAAATTATCTCGTCGATGGATGGGGGGATTCTACACTTAAATCTAGAGTTAAGTTCCCCCTTGCCAATGTAATCAAGAGAGTAGAATTTCAGGTTGGTACCCAGATCTGGCAGACACTAGAATACAATGATTTACTATCTATTAACGCCACTGAGATTAGCGAGAGTTCTTATGACCGTCTAGGTCTCCAGACTTCCGGTTTTGTTAAGGGAGATGGCTCGCGCGAGGCTCCAGGTGTTCCATCGTGGTCTCCCGGAAAGAAATATCAGGCTTTCATTCCTCTTAAGATGCTTACAAAGACTCTAGGTTCCCAGTTAGAGAATTTCACTCAGAATTCTGAGGACGGTTATCTAATGGCGGCTGCCCCTCACCAGAATGTTAAGATTAAGGTCCATTATGCTAACTTTTCGGATATCTGGGATACCACAAATCCTACGAGAGCTTACCCTGCTTACACTGCAGATGTTATTGACAAGTTCCAAAGACGTATAGGAAATGGACGCTTTGTATCTAATGCGGCTATTGATTGGACCCCCAGTGCTACTCTAACAACCAAATTGTATGCCCAGCATATGATTATGTGTAACGAGGAGCGTGAGCAGATGAAGAATATGCCAAACGGTATCCCCAAGCGCCTTAAGATGACACAGAATGTTAATACCATGATGCCCCAGAAGATATACCCCGATCAGCCCGTTATTATCGATCTAGATCACTATTCTCTTTATGCGTCTCATTTAATAATTAGCGCTTCTTTCATAGGTATGGGTGGAAAGAATCAAAAGAGTGCCCCAAGCCTAAAGCACGCTGAACTCAAACTCAACTCGTCTTCCTTTTCCGGTCAGCTAGATGGTGAATTACTAAAGGGTATTACAAATAAATCTCTAGGTTTATATGCCAACGACTTCGCTATTGATAAGCAGGAGCTAGATTCTAGCATGGGTTACTATGTATTCCCTCTAGCTTCTCGTCAGGGCGGCGGCTCGTCGATTCCCCTCAATCGTTTCGATAATATTCGCCTAAGTCTTACTTTTACTCACGAAGAAATTACAGCTTCTGGTTTCGCCATCCCACAGGGCACAATCAATGTGACATGTGTTGGTGAGACAACAGGTCTTTACAAGAACGGAGCGGCTTCGCTCGCCATGTATTAAATACATATTTAAGAGTTAAATATATAATAAAATTAATATACGAATTTAATTTAAAAAAAAAATATATTCGTATATTAAATAAAAATGTCTGGAGCTGTAGCTGCTCATGCTTCGTATAATGGAAGCGGGACCCAGGGTCTTGCTGTTACAAATAAAATAACCGCGAATGACAGTGATGTAATATCTGTATTCTACAACAAAAACGATACTACCCGCCAGCTTCTATACGGTTCGTCTATTATGGAAATTCCAACAAGCGGTGTCTCTGGTACAACCAATTGGGGTGGCAATCAGATATTTACCGTAAATAATGATATAGACGCTCTAGGTGATTTATACATACAGGTAGGTGTAAAATGTACTGAACATCCTACTACAAGTAAAACGGGCGGCCAGAATGTGAAGAACGCGAACCGCGACACACTCACCGATGCTTTCACATTTAATAACTTTGGGTTAGCGTCTATTATAGACCGCGTAGAGTTTCAGGTTGGTACTCAGATCTGGCAGACATTAGAAAATGACGACATCTTAGCCTGTAACTGCACTGAGATGGGCGAGGGTGTTTTCAAGAAATTCGGAACACAGGCAAACGGTTTTGTATCTTCAACCGGTCAGGAATTAGATACCGCCGGTAGAACAGCTTCTATCTACGAACCCGCTAAGTTAAATACTGAAGGAAATTCTACCACAGGTCTTAGAGATTCGGAGAGCAGTCTTGGAAACTCTAACCAAGCTTACATGTTTCAAGTGGCGGACACCGGTTATACATTAGATGCCTGTGTTAATACAGGCAAATCTACCCTAGCCGGTGGTTACCAGATGGTCACTGCGACTCAGGATAATCCCCAGACCCGTAGCATGTTCCTTCGTCTCCCACTTCTAACTAAAACAATGGCACCAGAGCTACAGGGTTTCACTGAAAATACAGAGAACGGTTATCTAATGGCGGCTGCCCCTCACCAGAATGTTAAGATTAAGGTATACTTTACTGATGATCTCTCAAAGGTATTCACTGATTCTCATGAGAGCATTGTTCCAACTGCTTCTCAGGTTTCTATCGAACCAGGCAAGCTTTACGGTCGTTGCATGATTATGTGTAACGAGGAGCGTGAGATGATGAAGACACAGCCTGCCGGTATTCCCAAGCGCCTTAAGATGACTCAGAATGTTAATAAGTCTCAGGATGCTGGTTTCGAACAGAACTACACACTTGATTTAGATCATTTCTCATTGTATTCGTCGCACTTTATCATCACCGTAACCGGTGAAGCTGGTTGTGGTTTAGATAGCGCCGAGCTTAAGCTCAATTCGTCCTCATTCTCGGGTACAATTGATGCTCAGCTACTAGATGGTACAACCGCCTCGTCTCTCGGTCTAATCTCTAATTCCCTTGATAATGTAATGGGTACTAATATGAGAGATCCAGATCAGTCGAGAAAGTCTATTTACGTATTCCCGCTAGCGTCGCGTGCTTATGGTGGTTCGTCGGTACCCCTTAATCGTTTCGATAACATCAGGCTTGTATTAAGTTTCTCCAAGGACGCTAAGGCTACAACCGTTAATGTAACATGTGTAGGTGAGACAACCTCTCTATTCAAGGGCGGTGCTTCGTCTCTAGCTATGTACTAAATACATATTAAATACATTTATGAAATTCCCAATCTAATTCCTTACATATTAACATCCATACTCTCTCCTGTTCGAATAATTTCTCTCTACTTTTTAAAAGAGGGAAATATATTAGGTATTCGGGTTTATTTAATAATTCAAAAAATTTATATAAAGTATAAGAATAACTTAAAAAATTTTTCCTTTCTTTTGGGCAATGTTTTATGAAAGGATCTTGTATTTTGTTAAACATATCAATTAATTTATCCTCAAGTTCTTGTGAAATAATAAGTTGTTTATTTCCTGTAATCCTGTGGATTATATTTGGTATGTGTTCATAGTACTTGTTTAATTTTAATTTTTTAAGAAATTCTTTAATTTTATAATATGTTATTAAACTCTTATCTGTCAATCTTTCTTTCTTTATTTCAATTAGTAAAATATTTATAATGTCATCGGGTATATTTGTACCTTCTCTTCCCTGTATCTGTGTTATCCATTCCTTAAAATGACTAGTCCTCTTATAACTATAAGGTTTAATAAAGTCATGGGTTTCAGAAACATTCCATTCCGGTGTAAGAGAAACAGAATTAATTTCTGTTAATCCACATGAATAACATATATTTAACCCAGACGAACTATCCTGACATGTGTTATTTAAACAATTTTTACAAGTGTATGTATTTAAAGAGTAATCTATGTTATTGATTTCTCCGGGAAAACATTGTTTCATATACATTTTATAATTTTCCTCGTTTTTCTTTTCCATATCCATTGATACATATTTAAAAATACCATCACTCTTACTTTCGTTATTTTCTGTATATTCTATGCCGTCTATATTTTTAATAAAATCGATAGAATTAAATAAATACTCTGTTAAGTTTTCGCATTTTTCTATAGAATTTATTTTATTATTTAAATCTTCGATTTTTGTACCTATTTCTGATATTTCATTTTTTTTATCTATAGTTAATAGTTTATTCGTTTGTTTACTGTTTTTTAATTTTATTAACGCGTTTAATTCCTTTTTGTATTTAGGTAGGTTATCGGTTTCGGCTTCTAGTTTACTTATTGTTTGGTTATGCTTAGCACTTATAGACATCCTAGAATCGCTGTGAACTGTTTTTTTGGATAATCTAAAAGAACTCATCGTGATTTACATAATATTAATTATTTTTTTAAACATTTTAATAAATTTAAAAATATAATTAATGGATATTATACTATGTTAATTAAATTTAATTCAATATTATCTTATCGGGTCTTAAAAAAATTATGCAAAATAAATAAAATAAAATATGTAAGTAATTGTAATAAATTTCAAATTTTAAATAAACTCAATGATTTTAAAACAGTAAGTTACATACAAAGACAATTTAGAAAAAAATTAATGAAAGATGATACATGTAAAATATCTTTAGAAAAATTAAGTTATCCTTTTATATCTATAAAAGTTAATAATTTCTTTTTCTATTATGACTTTGATAATTTCATTAATTATTTAGAAAAAACCGATAACTTCAAAGATCCTTGTACAAGAGTACAAATAACAGATAAAAAAATATCTGAAATTAATAAACTCATACTTTATTATTACGGGCAGAATACGACTAAAATTATTGTATCACCAACTATGCAACGGGATGTAGAATTAAATATAATAACATATTGTATGTATGATATAATAACAGAGTTAAATACAATAGAACTACTGACCGTAAATGATTTAGATTTATATAGTCACATATTACCGAGAATTATTTACTATGCACGATTTTTAATAAAAAATCATTCTAATGACGATAGTAATATGGTATTAGAAGCGTGTATTCAGAGTATAACTAGTGAGACTTCTTTAGCCAATTTAATAAAAAATTATTTATTTGGATTAATTACCAGATAAATTGCTAAAAAATACGAATATAAAGAAACTGTATATAAAGAGATATAAAGAGATATGTGTGAAATATGCGATCCTAAGAAAAAATACACAGACATGCCTTGTATATGTCATAAAAATTTTAAAACATTTTTTGAAGATTATGAGAAAATAAGATCTTATAACGATTTAGGTTCTATTGATATACTCAAAAAATGGTCTATTTCAACGATGACTATATGTTGCAACTTTAATTCTATTATAGATTTACAATTATACAAAGACAGATTTATTAATAATGAAGATTCTAAAGTTTTTTATAATTGTATAAATACATACATCA